TCACGCCGCCGATCAGGTACAGCTTATCCTGCGTCGGAATAAACCCGCCGGGAACGGCTTTAAACATCACGCCCGCAGCGCAAAGCAGCAGCAAATAAACCACGAACACTGCCCCGCGTCGGCCGAGCGTTTTGCCCACCAGCCCCTGATAGCCAGTCGAGCTGCGGTGGAAAAAGCGGTTAAACGGACGGAAAATCCAGCCGAACAGACGATCGATAAGCCGGGTCGGGAAATCTTTCGGGGCGCCATGCGGCTTCAACAGCAGCGCGGCCAGCGCTGGCGAGAGCGTCAGCGAGTTGATCGCGGAGATCACCGTGGAAATGGCTATCGTTACCGCAAACTGCTTGTAGAACTGACCGGTCACGCCGGAGAGGAACGCCATCGGAACGAATACCGCACACAGCACCAGCGCAATGGCAATAATCGGTCCGGACACTTCACGCATCGCCTGATGCCCTGCCGCAAGTGGGGCGAGCCCCTCTTCGATATTTCGTTCGACGTTTTCCACCACCACGATGGCATCGTCCACCACGATACCAATCGCCAGCACCAGCCCGAACAGGCTCAGGGTATTCAGCGAAAAGCCCAGCAGGTAGAGAATACTGAACGTGCCCACTACCGATACCGGCACCGCAATCAGCGGGATTATCGACGCGCGCCAGGTTTGCAGGAACAGGATCACCACCAGCACGACCAGCACCACCGCTTCCAGCAGCGTTTGCACCACCGCGCGGATCGAGTCGCGTACAAACACCGTAGGGTCGTAAGGCGCCGCCCATTTCATATCGTCCGGGAATCGTGTGGACAGTTCGTCCATTTTGGCGCGCACCGCGTTAGACAGATCGATGGCGTTTGCCCCCGGCGACTGGAAGATACCAATCCCGACCGCGTCTTTATTGTTCAACTGGGAGCGCAGCGCGTAGCTGCCGGACCCCATCTCGACACGCGCCACGTCGCGCAGTCGGACGACAGTACCATCCTGCGTGGTTTTCAGGACAATGTTGCCGAACTCGTCTTCGGTATGCAGGCGGCCCTGGGCGTTAATGGAGATCAGGAAATCGCTCTCTTTCGGCAGCGGCTCGGCGCCAAGCTGCCCGGCGGACACCTGCACGTTCTGCTCCTGCATCGCCGTGACCACGTCCGAAGCGGTCAGCCCGCGGGCCGCGACCTTGTTCGGGTCCAGCCAGACGCGCATCGCGTATTCACCCGAGCCGAAAATCTGAATCTGCCCCACACCGGGCAGACGCGCCAGCTCGTCCTTCACCTTCAGCGTGGCGTAGTTACGCATATACAGTGAATCGTACTTACCGCCAGGCGAAAAAAGATGCACCACCAGCGTCAGCGTTGGCGACTGTTTCTGAGTCGTGATGCCCAGACGCCGCACGTCTTCCGGCAGACGCGCTTCGGCCTGCGCGACGCGGTTTTGCACCTGAACCTGCGCCTGATCCGGGTCGGTACCCGGACGGAAGGTGACGGTAGTCACCAGCACGCCGTCGGAACCCGCGACGGATTTCATGTACATCATGTTCTCAACGCCGTTGATCGCCTCTTCCAGCGGCGTTGCCACGGTCTCGGCAATCACTTTCGGGTTGGCGCCCGGGTACTCGGCGCGCACCTGCACGCTTGGCGGCACGACGTCAGGGTATTCGCTCACCGGCAGCAGCGGGATGGCGATTAATCCTGTGATAAAAATCAGAATCGACAGTACGGCGGCAAAAATCGGCCTGTCGATGAAAAAACGGGAAAAGTCCATGGATTGGATTCTCAGGTAAGGGATCAGTTGAGGGCGGCGCTGGCGGTCATGGCAACGGTTTTCGCGTTAACCGGCATACCCGGCATAAACACTTTTTGTAAACCATCGACGATGACTTTATCCCCGGGATTCAGCCCCTGCTGTACGATACGTAAACCGTCGGCCAGACGCCCGGGCGTAATGTCGCGGCGCTGCGCTTTCCCGTCTTTATCCACGATATAGACATATTTACGATCCTGATCGGTCAGCACCGCCTTATCGTCAACAAGCGTGGCTTTAAATTCCGCACTGCCCGGCAGACGCACGCGGGCAAAGAGTCCAGGCGTGAACTGACGCTGTGAGTTATCCAGCAGCGCACGCATGCGGATCGTTCCGGTACCCGGCGTGAGCTGGTTATCCAGGAAATCCACTTTGCCCTGATGGGGATAGCCCTCCTCGCCCGTCAGGCCAATCTCCACCGGCAGCGCCGCATGATCGC